ACTATGATTGAAAACGATAAAATGATTGTCCATTCAAAGCCTTTCTTATCTGAGCTAAAAAACTATGTAGCAACAGGATCTAGTTATAATGCAAAGCTAGGACAAACGGATGATCTTATAAGTGCAACACTACTTGCTATTAGAATGATGGCAGTTCTTAAAGATTGGGATCCGAGAATTTATAATACATTTACACAAGCAGAAGAAATTGATGACTACGAAGCACCAATGCCTATCTTCATAAGCAGCAACTATTGATAAATACAATACAATGAAAAATTTAGATCTAATATCAGAAGAACTTTTTAATAAGATACGTGGACGTTTTCCTAGTGTCACTATAGGTAATGTAGATGGTAAAGTAACAAATGTACCAAAAGATGCTCGTTACTTTGACTTTGATTACAAAGAAGGTGATACAAGTTTAGGAAAAGTTAGTGTCAGCATAACTGATGAAGCAATTGAAGTTATGTATAGTGACAATTTTGTTGGTGAACAAGACGAATTAACACAACAAAATTGGTATGGTTTTTTAAAAGAACTTAGACAGTTTAGTAAAAAACGTTTAATGAAGTTTGATACACGTAATATTAATAAGTCGAATTTAGATCGCCGAGATTATGAATTCTTGGCAGCAAACCGCGGAGACAACACAATGAGTGAATCAAAGATGTATGGAACTAATAAACTTAGTTACCAAAATGTAGACAGTGCTAGAATAGTTATCAAGCACACAGAAAGTGTAAATCCAGAACTTGGTAAAACACGCACAAGAAATATTGGAAAAATATATATTGAAAGTGCAGATGGTGAAAGATTTTTATATCCATATAAACACTTAACTGGTGCAAGAGCAATGGCAAGACACGTTGCTGAAGGTGGTAAACCTTTTGATGATTTTGGAACACACATTGTAGGCCTAAGTGAAGAGATGAATAAACTCCGCAAGTTTAAATCTTACATGGGTCGCTCAGCTGTAATGGCAGAAAGCCTATCAGGATATATGGATGTTGTCAAAGAAAGAATTATTACAGTTAGAAAAACTATTGAGTCATTACAAAAGCCAAAGTTTTATGCAGAAACTATTGCCGCATACGAAAAGCCAATGATGGAAGATGTGCCTAGTGACGTTGCAGAGAATTGGGTAGACCAATTAACTATTAGACAATTTAACGAAGAATTAAAAGATGTATTTCCTTACATATATAACTTAGTAAGCGAAGCAACAAAAGCAAAAGATATTACAGCTGAAGATATGTTAGATGAAGGCATTGACGATGTTGAAGTAGGCGCACCGGCAGAAACATATAAAGTTGCACCTGGCGATACACTATACAGCATCTATATGAAATTTAAAAATGCTAACTTTCAAGGTCATGGAAGAGATGACGCACTACAAGCAATTATGGATGAAAATCCAGATATTACAGATCCAGCAATGATACAACCTGGTATGGTTATACAAATGCCTTACTTTATGGGATCAGGACCTGATGGTTCAACTCGTGGATTACCAGGAAGTTTTGACAAGTACGGTGAAGAAATTGAAAACAGTTTTGAAGATATGATGGGTCAGTTTGCAGAAGCAAAAGAAGAAATGTGCCCAGAAGCATGCTGTGGCAAACCTGTAACAGAATGTGCTTGTGGACCAGATTGCAAACATTGTGATTGTCATGAAAAGAACAAAGCAATGAAAGAAGCCAAAGGCAAAGATCACGATGACGACGGCGATATTGATTCAGACGATTATATGGCTGCAAAAGACAAAGCTATTAAAAAAGCAATGGGCAAAGATGACGACGAACTAGAAGAGCAAAAGATTCCAGTATCAGAGTTTGTACTATCTTTGTTTGATAGAGATCAAGGCACATTTCCAAAAGGTGAAACAGCAGTACTAACAGCAATCGAAAAAGACTATGGTGAACAGTATATTGAACCAGCAAAACAATTTATTGAGCGTATACAAGCAACATTTGAACAATATGCACAACCTGTACAAGAACCAATGATAGACGAAGAACCAGAAGGCACAGTAATGGAGCCTACAATCGAGCAAGACGAAGAAATTGGTGAAGGATCAGGCTTACAATATTACAAGGCTGAAAAGAAAACAGAAGCCCAAGAAATAAGAGAACTAGGCGATAGATTAATGAAATTAGCAGGACTATAAGTCCTACTATAAGTTTTTATGTTTTTTCTTTAAAAAAAGACTTGACATTGTTTGTAAACCAGTATATAATATAAACTGTGCTACAAACAAATAGGCACAAAGCACATAGGCATAACATATAGGAGGCAAAACTATGGCATCATTAGCAGAAATTAGAGCTAAACTTAAAGAGCAAGAAGCCAATACTGGCGGAAATCGAGGACCACAAGGTCCAAACCCAATCTACCCATTCTGGAACATCAAAGAAGGCGAGTCGGCAACGATGCGTTTTTTACCTGACAGCGATCAGGATAATACGTTCTTTTGGAAAGAACGTTTGATGATCAAACTTCCATTTAGTGGAGTAAAAGGTGACACAGGATCACGTCCAGTGCAGGTACAAGTACCATGTATGGAAATGTATGGTGACAGCTGTGGTATCTTACAAGAGGTACGTGGTTGGTTTAAAGATCCAAGTCTAGAAGACATGGGTCGTAAATATTGGAAGAAACGTTCATATATCTTCCAAGGATTTGTAACAGATAATCCACTGGCAGACGATGAGGCACCTGAAAATCCAATCAGACGCTTTATTATTGGTCCACAAATTTTCCAAATTATTAAGCAGGCACTTATGGATCCTGATATGGAAGAATTACCAACAGATTATACTGCTGGTGTAGACTTCCGTCTTAATAAAACTTCAAAAGGCGGATATGCTGACTACGGCACAAGTAATTGGGCACGTAGAGAGCGTCCATTAAGTGATGCCGAGATGAATGCAGTTAATACACACGGACTGTTTAATCTTAATGACTTCCTTCCTAAGAAGCCAGGTGAAATCGAAGTTAAAATTATGCAAGAGATGTTTGAAGCATCGGTAGACGGTGAAGCGTATGATCCGGATCGTTGGAGCAATTATTTCCGTCCAAGCGGAATGGCTGCACGTACTGGTGATCCAAACAAATCATCAGCTAACGGCACAGCAACATCAATGACAGCTGAACCAGTAACAGCACCAACTGCTCCAGTAGCAGAAGATGCTCCGGCTCCAGTTGCAGAGGTTGCACCAGCAGCGGCTGCGCCAGCAGGTGACGGATCGGACATTCTTGCAATGATTAGAGCACGTCAATCATAAAATAATTAATCGTTTGTAGGGGATTAATTTCCCCTACATTAGCTTTTAACAAGGAGAAACTATGGCTAAATCATTTGATGTTAGTAAGTTCCGTAAGGACTTAACTAAAAGTATAACAGGTATGAGTAGTGGCTTTAATGATCCAACAGATTGGATTAGCACAGGCTCATATGCACTAAACTATCTTATTAGCGGCGACTTTCATAGAGGCGTTCCACTAGGCAAGGTAACAGTGTTTGCAGGAGAATCAGGCGCAGGTAAAAGTTATTTCTGTGCAGGTAACATTGTAAAACACGCACAAGACCAAGGTATCTTTGTAGTATTAATTGACTCAGAGAATGCACTTGATGAAAGTTGGCTACAAGCATTAGACGTTGACACAGGAGAAGATAAACTTCTTAAATTAAATATGTCAATGATTGATGATGTAGCAAAAACTGTTAGCACATTTATGGCAGATTATAAAGCAATGAACGAAGAAGATCGTCCTAAGATATTATTTGTAATTGATTCATTAGGTATGCTACTAACACCAACAGATGTTGATCAGTTTAACAAAGGTGATATGAAAGGTGATATGGGTCGTAAGCCTAAAGCACTAACATCACTTGTACGTAATACTGTTAACATGATTGGTAGTTACAACGTAGGACTAGTATGTACTAACCATACATATGCATCACAAGATATGTTTGATCCAGATGACAAGATCAGTGGTGGACAAGGCTTTATCTATGCATCAAGTATTGTTGTTGCAATGAAAAAGATGAAACTAAAAGAAGACGAAGCTGGTAATAAGATCTCGGAAGTACGTGGTATTAGAGCAGGTTGTAAAGTAATGAAGACACGTTACGCAAAACCGT